ATACTAAACCCCAGGTCTATCATCACGTCCAGAGTGTCTCCGTCTATTACCTTGAGTACTTTTGCTGTGTACCAGTATTGCTCAGCCATTTTTTTGCTTAGCCTTGCGACGCTGTTTCATCATTTTTGCTGCCTTGGACATTCTTTTTAGTTCTTCTGAATCTTCCGAAACATAAGACTGCGATGCGGTTTTGGACGAAGGCGCTAGTTCGGAGACACTTCTCCGAAGAGATGCGCGTATCGCTTGCTGCTCTTCGGACATGGATTCATTTAAGAACAACATTCCATCAGGAGGGATAAGTCCTTTAAGTTCTTCTGAATTAATAAATTCGTGATAACTATCTGGCGAAAACTTATTAAAGTAGTCGTAAGAAAAATGTGATTTCTTAGATTTAGAATTCTGGTATCTTTCCAGCATTCTTCTTCCTTTTGCTGCAAGCTTTTTGGCGTCTTCGATATTTTGAGGTACTGGTTCGCCCCATGCTGCAGCCGATAGAGCCAATCTAGTTGCTCTGCCCTTTTCGTCTTTCATAGGGCCTGATGGGTTTGTGAAGAAACGAGTCAAGAAAGAACCTTTTCTTCTCATCTTTTCAGGAGTATCGGCGGCTCCCCTTACTCCTGGCTTTAGGCTGGCTCCTTCTTTTCTTTTGAAGTAAGCTCGTCCGGCAGCAGTCAGGCCACCCTTTGGGTCTTTGAGTACTGGTTTCTTTGAACCCTTGACTAGTACCTCTTGAAAAACAAAAGAGCCGTAATATTCATCAAATATGGGGTGCATCTCAATGTGCTTCAGCTCAATCATGGATTGGTTGGCTATCTGCTCAAGGGCTAGCTCTACCTCTATTTGGTCAGATAAGCCCTGGAGTTCTTCAAACGTTTTTTCGATGTCATCAAATGGATTAGTCATATAAGATATCTTCTCATAGTTTTTGAGTTATAAAAGGCAAAAACCCCGCCCACCCCCTAAAGGATGAACGGGGTTCCGCTTAGTGCTTATTAGGCTGCTGGTGCGCTGTTGAAGGTTACTTCAACGAATGCTTCTGGGCGCTTGACAGCGAGTGCAAGTCTTTGCTCTGCAAGGATAACGATTGCGTTGCGGACGAAGAAGTCCGAATGCTGTTCGCTGATGCGGATGCTTGCTTCTTCACGGTCGTACAACTGTGCTCCGGTACCGAAGGCTCCAACAAGTGCCTTACCTTCAGTCATTGCAGGAGTGTCAACGATTGGCATACGCCAGACGCGTGGCTCGCCACCCATTGCAACCGAAACTGCGATGAGGTACTGGCCGTTAGCGTCCTTGGTAAGCTCGATGTCTTCCCAGTCGTTCGGGTGAAGAACGATACCGCTTGGCTCGTAGTACGCAAGGAACGACAAGGTTGCCGCACGACGAAGTGCATCTGCCTTGGTGTCTGGTACTGGAGTAACTGCACCGGCAGACCAGTTATAGGTCTGAATGTTTGGTGTATTACGAACGCCCAACAAGTTTTCACCAGTTCCGTTACCGTTAAGGATTTGGTTATCCTCAAGGAGACGGAGACCGTACATCAACTCGTTGTCGATAATGCTGCGGAGCTGTGGCTCGTCTGCAAGAACGTTACGGTGTGCTGCTTCCCAATGTGCAAGTGTACGCACTGGAGCCTGCTCACCAACGAAGGCGAACGAAGACTGTGGCTTGATACCGAATGCTGTGTTGCCGGAGTTACGCTCTGCAACTGACGATGCACTGTTTGTGCCATGGCCAGCCTGCAAGGTTGTGAAACCAAGCTGACGGAAGTATTCGATAACAGCAGCGTTTGTCTTGCGAACTGGGAACAGGTCACGAACACGCTTTGTACGTGTTGGTGGCAATACCATTGGGTCACGCTGTACGGAACCAAATGAACCAAGACGACTATCGGTTACTGCTGTTGTTGGCAGACCCGAGTAAACGTCCTTTACGTTGTAACCAGAAGTGTATGAAGTCAACGATGCAGCAATTTGCCATGGTGAAACCATGTTTGCTCCATTGCGGCCACCATTAAGTGCCTTGAACTCTGGTGAGTCAGTGAACATTTGTCCAATTGACTTGATTTCACGTGACGACAAGCTACCAAGGTCAGCTGCGGCTGCAGCATAAGCTGCTCCTGCAGAATCGCCTGATGGCTGTGATGCCCAGTTGTCTACTTGGTTCATGGTCTCAAGGTCTCCGAGAAGGCCCTTGATTTCCTTGATGTCACGCATGTTCTTGTCGAATGCTGACTTTTGCTCTGGAGTAACGACTACTGTGCCGTCCTCGATTTTAAATGAATCTGCGATGGTCTTATTGTCTGCCATCTTTGTGCGAAGAGCTGATTGAAGCTCTTCTGTACGTGCCTTGTCTTCCGACATTGGGTTCTCCTCTTATGAGTTTGGGTGGTTTGTAATTGTTGGTTTTTTCCAAGGCTTAGGTAAGCACCCAGCTCTTATGTATAAACAAAAATAACAGATAATTGACACCTCTCGGTGTAACTAATAATATTTTGCAATTAAAGTACGTAAATAGATTACGTTACTTGCCAATCAGCTCTCGCGTGAGGGATGTTTTCCTTGTGACGCTTGACTTTGGTTTTTCGCGCAAGACGGTCCTGACAGCGTTTCTGGTTTCCTGTTCACGCCTCTTGCTGATGTTTCTTCTACCCAAAGATGTTGAACCAGTTCTATTGGAATAATCGGTCATATTTGTACAAGGCATCCATACCGTGCGTCCTGACTTGCTCACTCTTCTACTGATTCCTATGCACCCAATCTGGCGAGAACGAGCCTTGGCGGACTCCGGGTCAACAAAAACATCTACATCATTATCTCTTACGAACTCTGGACCAGCGCCTTTTTCTTGGCAGCATTCAATAGATTTTCCACTAAAAGAAGTGGACGAGACAATCCCGCCGCCCTCCAGTGAACCAATTCCCCGTATTGGTGCTTCCGTGAGGTTTTCCCAGCCGTCAGAGCGTCTTTTTCTCTTGTTTTTCCCAATGCTTCTTTTCGTTCCTGCTTCTTTAGCTCCCGGAACAACGCTTCTCCACCTTGATGTCTCGGCGGTGTTTGAGATTCTTTCCATCTCTTCCGTGGAAGCACAGGGCATCCATCTGCCTTCCGAATCCTTGTGCGCGCCAGAGCACCCTATGTCCTGAGCAAGACGCAGAGCCAATGCTTTTGCTTTCGCCGGAGATTTACCTTGCATGTTTTATTTCGTTTCTAGTGTAAGAAACCCGTGCTGAAATTGATTCCTTTTGGCCAGCCATTGCTTCTCGGGTAATGCTTTCCAGGGTCTTGGCTCTGCGAGCCAATCGACGACTTGAAGAAGTTTCGGCTGTTTTTCTATTGGCTGTTTTTCTAATAAACCCTTGACCAAATTGTCCATATATGAGTTCTGTCTCTATTTGTCCAAACTGTGCTTTGGGATGAGATTTGACAGCGCGAGATTTTTCGTCAAAAAAAACTTTTCCTGACTTTATTCTTCTCTTGAATTCTGATTTTTTCTTGAGATTTTTAAAGTTGCTGGTCTTAAAAGAAATAGCGTTCAGTTTATTGACCGCGGAGGAAAACGACCTGATTGGCGTATTTTCAATAGGGTCGCGATTTGAGCTTCTCTCGTTTTTTACAGTACTGATGTAGCGATACGATTTTTTCTCAATTGCTTTAGAAACAGGCTCGTCCTCTACTATTTCTGAGTTTTCGAAGAATCCGGTAAAAAGGAAGCCGTCAGGCACTGTCGACTTAATGTTGTAAACGTCAAAATTGAAATCAGAAACAATCGATTTGCCATATTCGGTAATTGCTTTCACCTGAATTTTTTCGTTGTTTGAAGTTGCCATAACATGAGGCATTCCTCCAAAAACGTCTTTGATAAAACCGATTTTCATTATATAGCTCCACTAATTAATTTTTTAAGAGTGTCTTTTCCAGCATTTAAGTTTTCTAGTCTCGTGTCGAACAGCTTGCCAAGAATATTTATATGTATTTTTTCGCCCTCAGAAAGGCCGTATTTTGATAGAGATTGTTGAAACCCTAATGAGTTGAATTTTTTTGCTCTTTGAATCATTAAGGATAAAAACTTCATAAATGCAACTCTTTGCTGTGCCTTGAGCGACTGGTAATAGTCAGAATACGAAGGTGTTAGCTGTGTTGCGTAGAAATCGTCTATTCGCATATTCATGCGCTTTGTAATTTCTATCTTTGACAAGTCAATAAGCCCTGAAGTTGCGTTTTGTCCCGCTATCAGTCTTCTTGCATCAGGAGTATCTACGGTGTAGATGGACGTAAGTGGGCGTTCTCTTTGGTCGGTCAGGTAGTCTGACACCATTAATGCAGCAACGTCAGAAGGCTCAAGCTCGTTGAACTTTATCTCTGGGTTGAAGACGCCACCGGGGATTGCGCTTGTAACTTCTTGTCGTAAGAATTTTCTTACTTCTCCTGGTTTGTCGGCAAAAATTACGTCTGGTGACTCTAGTCCTAGCTGCTGCTGAACGTCGGCAGCAAATCTTTCCCCAATGTGCTGAAACCTGTTTGGCTTGTCGTAAAGAAACAAGCGCTCTGTGGGGGTAGCAATTGCAACTATGTTGTTGGCAAGCTTCTGTTTCTGAATTACGCCTGACTTAGATAAAACTTTAGACATGATTTTCGGGTCAATATCTGACATTGACCCACCATTGACGAGATGTTGAACTGCCGAATCCACATTAGAAATCAGCTTTCTACGTGGCCCGAAAGATTCTGTATCACGCGTGGACGAAGACTGAGGTTGCGTCATCATGCGCTTTCCCCATACCTGTGATGCCCAGCTGATTCTGCCTTTGACTATTTCGTTTGGATTTTTAACTCCTACGAAATCCTCGGAATAAAGCATGCCGTCACCGATAGCATCAGCAAGTGCTTTGAGACGTTTTGAAGGGTCTCTTGAGTTATCGATTGCCATAACTTGATTTAGTGTTCTTCCAAGCTTTCTTCTTTCGCCAACTTCTAGCGCTCTTGCTTTTTCTAGCGTGACAGACGAGCCGCCTGGGAATACGTAAATTAAAGAAGTAACTCCAGTATTTGAAAGGAGGCCAAGCTCTTCTCCTCCGATATCTTTTGGAGAAAGGGCCGACATTACGAAATACGCCCCCTCCATGTCTCTGTTGTCAGGGATTGCTCTTAGTACTTTGTTGGGAACAACTGGTTCAAGCACGAAGCCATCACGACGAATCATTCTTCTTACTTTTAAACCCGATTCTTTATTGAACTTACCTATTGAACTTATTTCTTCTTTTAGCCTGCTTAGAGACGCACGACTATTGAAGGCTCCGACTTTAGGTATTTGAGGTGCGCGAGACAGAATAATTGAGCTGTCGTAAGGAGACCCCGTCAGGTCTCTTCCGCGTGTTTGTGAAGATATTCCTGAAGTAAGGGCTCCTCTGGCTGCCCCTATCGCTGCTCCTAGAGCAGAAGGTATTGCAAAGAGCTTTGCACCACAAGTGGAAAGCCTATTGTCTGTAAATCTTCCACCGTATTGATATCCCTCTGGGCATCGATGAGCCCTGTTTTGCCCAGGAAGCGAACCGCCACGACCCCCTGGGCGTCCTGGGGTTATTGTTCTGTAAATAGCAGAACGTACTGGTGAGCGCAGTGGGCCAGAATCTCCTGGGACCGCCACGCTTAACGCCGAGCTTCCCAACTGTCGCAAAGCGTTCGCCTTAAACTGCATTCCACTAGATTGATGATTACGCTGAATTCTTCTGGTGTTGCCAAATTTTCTAGACAAAGCTTTGTAATCGGTAATTTCTTGAGTTAACGTTTTTGTCCCGCGGATATAGTCAATATTTTGTTTTTGAGCAGGGTTAAACAGTAAAACCCTTGTTACTAGTATCTCATTCCCGCTACAGCAGTCGTTTGCGTTATCCACAGCACTCATCCTCTAGTGAAGAAGTTTTCAGAACCTGAGAAAAGGATTTTTTTCCGGATTCATCTTCGCCCTCTATTTGCCAATTTTTGTCATTTCTTAAGAAGGTCACAAAATCTTTTTCCATCTCGCAAAACTCATTCAGAACCTTCATAGCGTGGAAAATATCCGACTCTGTTACGACTGAATTTTCGCTTGATTTAAAATCAGTATCTGGTTGTTCGTAAAAGAACAAATCAGAACCAAATGGTGAATCAGATTTTTCTCCAGAAGTCCTAATCATATTTTTAGGTTTCTTTCCTGAAAGAGAAGTGTTGAATTGGGAATCCGTCCAGTTGGTCAGTTTCCGGAGCTTCTTCCTGCAGTTCTTCATACCTGGATGATGGCAACCTTCGTTTGGCCATAGGCCAGTAGTTTCGTGATGCAACCAAGCACAGATATTGTTTAGTGGGTACAGTTCTGGATGATTAACCAGAATGACCCGACACCTGCGAAAGCCGCCTGGTTTCTTCATGATGGGACGCCAGTATCTGAGTAGGCGTTCAAGGTTTCCACGCCTTGGTCCTCTACCACGCAAGATGTCCCCAGTGACAAGCTCTTGAGGCAATAACCCACCAAGAGGGTCCGCCTTAATTTTGTCACTGTTCATCATTCATGGCCTTTTCTATACTTCTCATAGTCTTAACTGAAAGCCACGCAAAGTCGCGTTCTTCTAGCGACTTGAAGGCGTAATCGTTTACGTTTAACTGTACCACCTCACTGCAGCACGAGTTGGAAAGCATGCGGCGAGTGATTTCGTCCAGTCGGAAAGACTTGACAGACTTTTCAGTTTTGTCTATCTTTTTTTTGTTTTTACCAAGCGCTGAATGCATTGGCATTGAGTCCATGAGTGAATCGTTTATTGGACGTGTTTTCTCAATAAAGGTTTCGTACCATGCTCCCGACAAGGGGTCTTTAGGGGAGTCCCATACGAACCTTTGAAAAGGAGTGTTTCGTAGTTTTGTAAGATTTCTAGCCGTACTTGACAAGTGCATTAAATCCATTTTTACAACCGAGCCGTCAGCTTTCTCGACAGCCGCGTCCTTCTGGCCTCTTTTTGCGTCCACGTCATAATAAACACGTGAATCCCCAAGAAGTGCTACAAGTGCGGCTCTCATAGTTTTCCTCCGAATATGGATGTAACTTTTGGCTTGTTTGTTTTTTTCATTTCTTTGAGCAAATCTTTCGCTGCTGCAATAATTTCCTCAGCTATAGAGTCCTTGAGGGTTGACTCAACAGACTGGCCTGCTTTGGCGCTCTTTGAATGAGAACGAGCGTCTTCAATATTAAAACCATTTGGGTGAGCAAACTTGACATTATTCAAACCGCGCTTAGCAAAGTCGTCTTTCATCTTCTGCGATGCTCTGTATTTACGGAGCATGGACATGCTTGCCGTGTCTAGCGATTGTCCTCCACCCATAGAGTAGAAGTATTCAATCTCTTCTTGAGAAAATCCAGCTTTTCTTAACTTGTCAGCAATCGATACGGCATCAACGACGTCGGAAATGTCTTCTTTCGCCGAGGCGGCCTCAATCTTGCTCAATGGGACGTTTATTTGTTCGATATCAGCAACGTCAAATCCGCCCAGAATCTGAGCCTCAAAAGGTTCTCTGGTGGAGCCTTCGGGCAGTTTCTTGTCGAACGAAGATGGCATTTTACCACTAGAACTTCTTGATGCGTTTGCGTTCGAAAAATCGTTATTCAAAGAAGAAGAGAGCATGTGCAAAAGGGCTTCTCGTTTTGTTTCTTCAGCGTTTACTCCGTCGGCATTCAGGATTGCGTCAGCTACGTCTTCTCTGTTACGTGAGTTAAGCATTACGGGCCTGTGAGCTGAAGTGAGAGCGTTGCCTCGTCCGTAAGCGACTCGGTTTGATACTCCAGGGCGCAAAACTATTTCCATGTCACCCAGAGCAGTTAGGCCGTCTCCAACCAAATCTTCGTCCCCTACTTCAAACACGCCATCAGGTCTGAGATTTCCAGGCATTCCACCTTTTGTAATCTGAGCGCGTTTTGCATCCATGTGGGATTTGTGAACAAGGTATCCACTGACCGGCATCATGTCTGGGTCAAGAGAACCGGGCAGACCTATTCTTGAATAGTATTCGCTAGCGTAGTTTTTAGGAGACATTCCTACCGTCTTGCCTGAAGCAGGAGCCTCAGTAGTCTTTCCACTGCTCAGTCTCTTGCCTTTACGCATTTTTGCCAACCTGCCAACAGATTCTCTTTCTGCGGGAGCATCTGCCGAAGGTTTTGTTCTCACATTACGAACGGCTGCGTCAAGTTCTGCCTCACGAGCCCGTGCTGCTGGACCAGCCCTTCTCGTCAGTGCATCTTGTTGCCGAGCCAATACTTCTTCTGCATATGCAGGGTTGTTTCTCATCCCGACCGAATCAATCTCAATAAAGTCACCCTCTGCATAAATTTCAGCCGCAAGGTCATCCATGCTGTCGTTGATTTCTTTCAGGACCCTGTCTCTTTCTCCGATTTCTACCTTCCTAACATCGCCTTCTTCAAAGTCAACAGCTCCAGTAAGTTTTGCGTCTTTGATTCCCAATCCTCTTTGAAGGACTTTTGTCAAAGTAAGACCACTAATAATGTCGGTCTGAACTTCGTCAACGTGTAGGGGTATTCTTTGGTCTTCGTCTACTTCTCCGTTAAATACGGTTATTGCGCTCCATCTATGATGTCCGTCAAGTAGCAACTTGTCTGAGGTCGCCAGAATGGGGTCCATCATTGCACTGGTACCCCTTCTTTCAGAAAGTTTAGCCTTAGCATTGGTGTCTTCTTTTAGGGCTTGAATTAAAGCATCGGTGAATTCTTTTGTTCCCCTCTTGTATCTTCCGTCTTTTGTAAGAACTTTCGTGTAGTGCTCAACGGCAGCTTTCAGTGATTTGTGCATCCCATCGGTCTGTACGGCATCCAATTCCTGTTGAGAAGGGGTGTAATCATCTGGGTTAACAGCCAGATTTTCTTTTATTGAATCGTCACCCAATTTCCCTCTAATTATTTCCTTAATCATTTCTTCTCCGGAAACCTCAAAAAGATTCCAGTTCATATTTTCTATTACAAACTGCCTGTCTTCGTCTGATATGGAGGCAGCAGATTCTGGACTCTCTTGAATTTTTTCCATTATTCCTTCAAATCTTTTTTCCCCGTCCCATGTTTTTATGCCATAAGGGTCAACATGTTTATGAGGGGCCTCTTTGATAGGAATCTGCCCAGCAAGACCGAGCTCTGCTCCGCGAGTATTTGCTCCTGCTAAGCGTCCACCAGCCTGAGGCATTTTTGCTCGTGGAATACCAAAATTGTTTCCGCAGAAAACGTTTTCGTCTCCATCGTAGAAATTGCAAAGATTCGTTTTGTATTGGTCGCCAAACTTTTTTAAGAATTCTTTTTTTATTTTTTCTTGGAAAACGGAAGGGTCTACGCCGTCGGCACCATCGATTTTTTCTGCTTCTGCCTTAAAATCAAGCCATTCTTTTTCATTATTGGCAATAATGTCTTCACCCATTGTTTCGATGTCTTTGAAGAATTCTTGCTGGAGTGTTTTTGCAAAACGCAAAGACTCTTTTTGTTTTTTAGCTATTGCTTCGTCGGAGGAGTACTCAAGAGTGACGTGATGACCCAGCGCCATCAATGCTATTGCTTGCCCAACATTGTCAACCTTATAAACAGCCATGTCCTTGGGGTCTGAGCTAGTAAATAAAGGTTTCATGTCGCTTGGTTTAATCGAGTCACCAAAATCTTCTTTTAGCTCTTCGGGGGTGTACTCGTGAAGAGGCTTGCCGCGTTTGCGAACTTTTGCTAGAACGTCTCCAGCTATTTTTCTGGTTGCTTCTCTTTGGGCATCAACTTGTCTTTCTTTTACTCTCTCTGCATAGTCTGGGTTATTTGAAAGACCAACCGAGCCAAGCTGAATAAAGTTTCCTTCGGCGTACTTTTCGTCCACAAGAGTGCCAACATTTTTGGTCAAACCGTCCATTAGTTCAGATATTTCTTCCTTGCTAATGTCGGTTATTTCTCCCTCTTTCCACTTGTTTTCAGCTCCAAGGCGTGCTTCTTTAATCCCCCAAGCATCTTGGAAGATTTTTCCTAGGGTCAAAGCCTCAATTATGTGCGTTTGTATTTCATTAACATTCAAAGGGAGTCGTAATTCTTCTGGGAGTGAACTATTTCCTACGTTTATTCCCGCCCACCTATGGTGACCGTCAACAATAAACCCATCACTTGAAGTAAGGATGGGCTGCATAAACCACTGCTTTTTCATCTCTTCTAGGTATTTTGTCCTAAAGTCTTCGTCTGATATTCCGGGATTATCGGCCCTTATTCCCTCGGCAACTTCTATGGCTTTTGCTTGTATTTGTCTAGCAGTACCGTCCACCTTTGACGCAACCAACTGCTGCTGAGAAGGGGCGTAATCACCAGGATTTACCTCTTTAAGGACTACCGATGGTTTACCGCTGTCTGGGTCGATGACTCCATTTAGCCATTCTATAAACGGTGTCTCTAGGTTTACCTCTGTGTCGTTCCAGTCAGTATTTTCATATAGCCAGTTTTTTGAAGCGTCAGACATCTTGTCGTAGGAATCGGTCTTATGTTCCTGCTGTGTTTTGCCTCCGAATTGATTTCTTAGTGAGTGTTTTTCTGAAACTATCTCATAAAGTTGTTTTGAAATCTCTTCGTCTGTCAATTCTGGTTCGCCTTTTTTGACTCTACCAGCATTGGCTTTAGCTACTGCTGCGTTAAGCTCTTCTGCGAACTCTGCTTCAACGGCAGCATCTCTTTTTATCGTCTTTAGGGGTTCAAACTTTCCGGCAGCTTCTCCGGCTTTTAGCGCTCTTACTGCAACAGTATCGTGACCTGCAGACCTTCCGTTTGTCTGAGGCATTTTTTCTCTATCGATACCAATATGTCCTGAGCACAGCAAGTTCTGCGATGGGCTATATAGAGCACACAGGTCGGCCTGGTAGCTTTCTACATAATTTTTTTCCATTTCTTTAACAACTTTCGGGTCGTTAAAATCTAAATCTGGAGAATCTTTTTTATACTGTTCTTGATACTTAACCCATTTAGGGTGAGGATTTTTAGCATCAATATGCTTCTTTGCGGCATTTTTTACTTCTTCTTCAAACGCCTTTTGTGACTGCTCAGTCAGTCTCAGGTCCTGGTCCTTAACAGCTACATGATGCCCCAACATCATCAAAGCAATCGCTGTCGGTACATCGTCCACTTCGTACAGTGAGTCGTTTGTAGCGCTGACTGATTTTCTCTTTGACTTCTTTACTTTTCCGTTGAAAGCTATAAATAGCTCTGCTTCGGACATGTCGTCAATATTTTTTCCGTCCCCACTTAAAACTTTGTCAAAAATGTCAAAAGCTTGTGCAGCAACTTCTTTTTCTTGTCTTTTTCTTTCAGCTAGATTTGCAGATGAATCAATGACTCGACCAGACGAAAGACGTGAAGAACGCTGACTTGGACCCATTCCTGAGTATCTTTGCGCTCTGCGTGATGTTCTTTTTGCTTCATCGTCTGGAGAAGCAAAAGACGACCTTATCGAACCAGTGGAAGAGAGTCTTTCAATATCATCATCGGTAGCACGAACGCGAACTCTTCTGTCAAAGCCTTCGTGCATTCTGTACGCAGTATTCTCGGCTCTCGCTAACAAGTCTTCTTCGGGAGTGTCAGCGATTAAACGAGCTACGTCTGGATGAATGTCGCCCCTTGATAACGGGTCGGCCGAATCTCCCTGTCCTCCTCCAAGAATGGATTTAACTTCCCTAACCTGAGAAGACATTGATTTGTTTCTTGATTCTGTTCTTTGCTTGCGTGTGGCAGGAGCGCCCAGTACGTCTTTCTTTCCAGAAGACAAGCGGGAACTTGAGTCATTAGACGACAAGTGAGGGGGTAGTTCGTCAAAACCTTCTCCGAAAGAACCACCAGCGTCCACAACCTCGTCCACAACCGTTTTGCTTGAGGTTTCTGAGACGGAATCGTAATCACTTCTAGAACCACTAGAAAGTCGCCCTGATTCACGGCGGGAGTTAACGTACTTGTCTGCTACCGCTTTGATTTTTTTACCGTGACTTTGAGCCCAGATAGCATCAGTCTTGTTTGTTTCCAAACTGTGAGCCATGGAGTCAATAACCTCAACAGAGTCTTTTTGATAAGACAACTCTGCTCTTACTGTTCCATCAGGGTCTATCCCCGTAATGCGAAGGCGTCCAGGTGGAGCAACGAAGCGTTGGTCGTCATCTCCCGCTGCAGGGAAGAGGCCTCTGTCTCCCTCGCGAACCTGTACAACCACACGGCGAGCGGTTTTTCCAGTTTCTTTGTTGCGAATTCCTTTTTCTGGCATGTCCAGTTTTTTTGTTTTTGTCGTCAGGACCTTGCCGGAAACAAATTGTGGCATTTCAATTTCTTTGCCTTCAATTTTTCCTCGTAAAACGCCTGAATCGAAATCAATAACTGTTTCCATCTCAAATGGGTCAGCAATAGATGTTCCATCAATTACTTCCATGACTGGAATCAATAGATTCTCTACTTGTTGGACAACGTCGCCTTCTTCAGATGATTTCTCATCAACCGTAAGTCCTAGCCTCTTGATTCTGGCGTTTCTTTTATTTATCGCTCTTCCGGCCCTGGTTTGAGCTGCAGGGTCAAGCAATTGTCCTACGTCTGAAGATGCAATGTCTCCGAGTTCTTTGACTGCCTTTTTCTGCTCTGCTGTTCCACGAACTCGACGACGTTCTTTTAACGCATGGTCTTTTGCTTCTTGCTTGCTCTTTAAGGACACGTTCTTTTTTGCTGGAGGAGAAATCAAATCTTTAACACTCTCGTCCAGATTTTTCTTTATTTTGGCAGTCGTTGACTTGTCTCCTGCGTCACGCATGTTTTGTACATACTGCTCTTTTATGACGTCAATCTTCTCAATTAGGTTTTTAGCCTCGTCGGAAGATGGGTCAAGAGTGCTTAAGTATATTTCGTCATCAGCCAGGCGTCGAATTATCTTCTTCTCTGGCATTTTTTCTACAGACTTACGAAGGTCATCAAGGGCTGCTATTTTTGCAAGCTCCTCAATTTCGACGTCATCAAACAGTCCTTCTCTTTCACGGACTGCCTTAACGGATTCTTCGAATCTGTCTTTTTCTCCCCTGGCTCCGATGCCGTACTTTTTTCTCCACGCTTTTGATGCTTCGTTATATCTAGTGTCGTGGAAGTCCAATTCCATTTGCGTCTGCTTCTTGAGGTTCTCTAGATATTCCCTTGTCGACTCTTTTTCGTCGTCAGGCAGGGATGGGTCAATCTTGAAATCATTAAGTTTCTTTAACGTGTTATTCGCAGCATCTCTTTGAGACTGAATGATTGCAGCTTCTGAAATCATTTCATCTTCAGGGAGGTCTTTGAATCCCGTCTTGAATCGTTTTATTTCCTCACGAAGAGCAGAAGCAATGCGTTCATCTCTGTCCCCTAGCGCTTCTGTTATTGATTCTTCAGGCATTCCGTCCGGGACAACGGAGTCTGGGCGAATAGTAAATACGTCGTCCATGTCAACAAGCTCTGCAGCCTCATCACCAAGTGCCCTGTCAACAGAAGCCCTACTGTCTCCTATGTCATCCATGAAGGCTAGAGCTGCATCAATGTCGTCTCCGTATATTATGCCTCTCGCACGAAGGGCGTGTAGTTCTGCTGCCACTTCAAGAGCCCAAACCTCTGAACCTTCTTTGTATGCATCTCTTGGATATGCTCCAGCAAGCGGAGCTACTGCCTTGATGCGCTCCATTGCATCTTTAAGGGAATCTAGGTTTATATCGTCCGCTACGTCGGTCATTATCGCCATAACGTCATCGCCGGATAGTTTGTAGATTGAGTCTACGTTTCTTGTTCCTTTGACGATTCCATTTTTGTCTACTATTGGAACAGATATAAAACCTTTGCTGTCTATCTGTTCTTGAATTTTAGCCATGAATACTTGAAGCTGAATACTGTGTGCATGCTCGTGGAGCATGATATGGCTGGAGAAAGAGTAGACACCATCAATTAGTCCGGCCATGCCTCTTGCGGTATGGTCTGCGTTGACAAGAAAATCTGCTACAGCTAAACGACCTTCTGCTTCGCTTCGTGCGCCGACTGCAGAAATTGCCAATCTTTCATCTGGTCCCATATTGGGAAGCATTGATTCTTGGTTCTGGAGAATCTCTTTCATGTTTATATGAATAACGCTACGTAGTTCTCCAGGGACCTTGCCCATTACAGGGTTGCCGTCTTTATCGAGAACTGGTGTTCCGTCTGGCTTTAGGCGTGGAACGATGGAGGGAGCGTCTCTGTACATTCCTGTTCCGGCTTCGTCATCAGAGAAAAAGTCGTATTCAATTCTACCGAGCACTCTCGCTGTTGATGGGTTTTGCATGAATTGGTCAAGCAGTGTCTCAAACATGGCTCGTTCGGTTTCTTGATACCGTCTAACGTCCGAATCAATGAGTCTCTGCTGTTCTTCTTTTGATAAAAGATTCCAACCTTGAACTGATTTGAGTCTTGCTTCAGTGAACTCTCTGACCTCTAAATCGGTCAGCCGAGCCGCATCTCCACCAGAAGAAACGTTCAGTATTTGCAGGTCCCATCCAGCAGCACCGTCGCTATCTATGTGCATCTGACGTAGTTTTTCTACAGCTTGGAAATGGGCGTCAGGGTCGTTGGGGTCAATTCCTAAAGCATCGTAAATGCGTACCGCCGACGCTTTCTGTCTTGCAATATCATCCTGCGCTCGTATTGCGCCATTTTTGAACATGCGAAGGTTTTCTGGAACGGGGGTATCGCGCCATGCTGGCGGCTTAAATCTGTCTCCAGAAATGGACTCGTAGTACGCGCATCGGGAAACAAACTCTGGACTCGCAACGCCTCTTCTTTGCTTGCTACCGACGTCGTTGCGAAGAAAATTAAAGAAGGCAAAGGCGTTGGTTCTCAGTCCCTCATATTCGCCTTCTGCTGTAAGCTTGGCTGCTTCTCTCGCTGCGTATCGTGAAAACTTTGAAGCACTAAAACCGAAGCAGTTAGAGCCGGTTGCGTCAGTAAACTGGTTAGCTGCCGGCGTTCCTGGAGGGCACCTAAACTTGTTGTTCTCGTCTCTTAAAATTCCAAAAACAGCAGCTGCTCTACTTAAAAGCGAGCCTCCTGGAACTCGTGATTCAAGACTTGCCCCTGGAAGTCTTTTTTCTTCAGGGTTTTCTATTTGATATTTTTTCCGCGCATTGCGTCTTTCTTCCATGGTCATACCAGAAGAAATAGCAAAAGGGTCAATTATCTTTTCCGACTCAGGGATTATGTCGTCAGTTTTTGGATTTACTTTAAACTTGCGTAATTGAATCTGCGGTTCCGATTGGATTCTTGCAATCATTTCCGGAAAAGATTTTGGTTGATTTTCGTCTCTAGGAATCCAGCCCACGTTTGGCATTGTTCCCATTCCCATGCGCGACGTGTACGACGGGTTTATGACAAGACGAGAGCCTGGTTCCCACTTAGCTGATTTATCCCAGCGATAGCCAAACTCGTTTGAAGCAACACCAGGACGAGTGTCTCCAGTAAATTCTCTTTTTTTATTATCAGTATCTTCAGCTGTTTTTTTTCTTAAGCCGAAAACTTCACCAACTGCTTTTACTGCGAGCTCTGGCTCTAGTCTTCCAGTAGATACAGAGGAATTTATTGCCTGTCTAAACCGGAGTGCTTTTTCGTTGAATCCACCGCAGCACGACAAAGGCACGATAAGCCGCGCCGAAACTACGATTCTTTCCCTATTTATAGGGGCATCCACCATGGTGGTGCTCCCTTCCTAGATTTCGTCGGCTGAATCTTCAAGCAATTGAAACTCAACAAGAGAAGCCATGAACTCTGCATCGCTAACGTCTTGACTCTTTTCGTCACTGCCTGCTAACCAGTTACCAGGAATTAGGCTCTCAAGCTTCAAAGCCTGTGCCCGCTTCATGATGTGCTTCTTTGCTGCTTCTTTATCTTTTGCACGACCGTAAGCTTGAATTGCATTTCTTAGGTCGGTCTCTGAAGCGATTGGATATGAACCATCCTCAAGAGCGGTTCCTTCCTTGGCCATTTCCATGCGACGTTCTTCAGTAAAGGCTTGCTTGATAGCTATTTCTGCAGCCTCTGCTTCAATATCTTCAATCTCGTCTGCTTCGTACTTGTCGTAACCGAGAACTTCTCCGTCCAGCGCGACGAATACATCGTAGGACTTGCCGTCAAATCCTTCTATTTCTACAGCGTAAGCATCAAATCCTTCAAACACGTCAGGCTCTACTGCGATAACTGTTCCGTCAATTGACTTAACTGCTATTTCTGCTGCTTCCGTGAAGTCAACAAGAGTGTACGCACCGACTTCTGATTTTTGCTCAAAGCTTGAAGAGTCGAGCTTGTGGAATCCGAGCATTTCTGCGCTGCTTCCGTCTACGAAAACTTCATTAATTGAACCATCTTTAACCTGTACGTCAATTACAAACATGTCTGCATCTGATGAGTATCCAGAATCTACAACGACTCCGTTAAACATTTTTTCAGCCATTCCCTCAACGTGGAGAATTCCAGGCATTCCCTTTTCGGATACACAACCACCAGGGCAGTCATCGCAAACAGGAGACGAGCCGCCATAGGCTTTACGCTCAAGAGCACAAAGATAACCAGAGACACCAACGTCGGAGGCCTTGAGGCCAAGAGACTTTATGCGTGACTGACGAATCATTTCCCATTCAGAATCGCGAGCAGAAAATGACTTAACACCCATTTCGACGTCTTCATCTTCTTCGTCGTCTTCCTCTTCCTCTTCATCTTCTTCATCGTCTTCCATCATGGATTCATCCATGTTTTTTTTCTTCTTCGGCATCGCATGCATGCCCTTTATCTCTTCTTCGTCGTCTTCCTCTTCCATCTCCTCGTCTTCATCTTCAGGCATGGCTTCATCCATCCCCTTCATACGGGCCATGCGCTCTCTTCTTGGAGCGCTGCCGCCGCGATTAGGGGCCATCATCTTTTCTTCGTCTTCTTCGTCTTCCATCATTTCGTCTTCTTCGTCTTCCATCATTTCGTCCTCTTCATCCATCACGGGGACACCCGTGCCCATGCCTTTTTTCTTCTTTGGCATGAAAGCGGCCATTTCGTCTTCGGTCATTTCTGGCTCGTCAGATTCGTCAGCCATTTCAATAGGCGCGCCATTCATCTTCTTTTTCATTTTTTTAGCCACAGGAGAAGCTGTCATTGGCTCGTCAGTGTTCTCCATGTCTTCGTCTTCAGACGGTTCGACTACTGGAACCATCTTCATTTCCACCGGCATAGCGCCGCACTTACCGCAAAGCTCCGCACCCTTGACGTATCCGCATTCGGAAGTAGAGGCACCCTTGGCGCACTTAAGCACATCGCCGTTTCCGTCAATGCTTACTGTAACTTTTTCGTCGTAATTCATACAACTCCTATTAGTGCAAAGGAATGACCGATAGACCATTAACCGTTAAATGTCTTTAATTATAACCTATCACGCTATACATGCGTGAATTGGTAACAGTAGTTAGTTCAATTAAATTTTTCCGCTTACTTTTTTTTTGTTTCTTGTACCTTCGTACAACGTTTGACCGTTCTCAATTCTTTCTTTTGCGGTTCTTAACTGCTCAGCGCTAAAGATGTCATCGAGTGTGTGGGTTGTTCCAAAAACTTCGTTGAACTTGTCAACCATTGTTTGCATTTCTGAAACAGAAAATACAACCTCGGTGCCTTTCTTTACGCCCCATGCTGAACCTTTTGCTGCAACAGCATCGTTAAGCGCGGTTGCCATGTCCGTAGCTCCAATTATCTTATTGCGGCTCGCAATACTGTTGAGCCTGTTGGCTTTAGAGAAGCTTTTATCTATGAACTCATTGAGGGCTTCATAAACCGCATACTTGGGTCTTTGTAGTTCTTCGTCAAATAGCTGGCCTGTCTTGCCTTCCTTCCAAATGTCTGCTGCGTTTGGTAGAACTCCTTTACGAATCATGTGAGCAATAGTCGCCGTTGGGATTCCCTTCCTTGCCCAGTCTGAATTGACCCCAGTGCTCTCCACCCCAAATGCCTCAGAAAGAATCTCACCAAGTCTTGATATCCACTCTTTCTTATCTATCCCTAGGTACTTAATTAAAGGCTCAATATCAAAGTCTTTTCTATTTGTCTTGTCAATCTTCATTACTTCATCACCATCATCGGGAAGGGATGGGGAGTTTAAAAGTTCGTCGAAGCTTTGTCCGTAAAGGTCAATTTCGGCTTCCGAATCCCCCTCGAAAGGGTCGTCAGCGGCAAATCGTCCCGTTGCACGGAACATTGCTCTCTCGTCGACCTCTCCTAGCTGGGAGTACTCATCTGGGCTGATTGCTTCTTCTTCGTCTTGGTCGAACCAATAAGGGAATGCGTCCTTGCCGAATGTTTCAATGATGAAACGGTCGCGCATGTTTGCTCTACCGGCATTCTCCATTGCCATGTCCACTTCGGAAGTGATGCTTTCTGTGTTCCCTTCTGGGGATGGAATTATCTTTCTAATTTCGTCTCCTGAAACTGGAGCAAAGTAGCGCCAGCCTGCCAGCTCTGGTCGATTTCCAAGTTCGGCAATCAAAAGACGTACTGCGTCGTGATTGATTCCAGCATCTGGGTTTTCAATTTTCTTCTTGTTTTGTCCACTCAAGCCCAAAAGGCTTGCAATTTCCTGTCTTGTGGCAGAACGTGACCGAATAACTTTTCCGTTCATGGAGAATGATTCTGGAATCCGAAGCTGCTCAGCAAGGGTATCCACTGACAGCATCCATGTTTCTGCCGATGGGCTATCGTTGACCAGGTTGTCTCCAACTCGTCCAACTCGAACCCTGTTTTGGCGAGCCTTCATGGCTTTGCCTACTTCTGCCATGGCGTTTTTTGTTTTATCTTTGCTTTCAGCATTTATTTCAATGCCTCTCTCCCTGAAGCCAGCCCATGTCTGCATCGCAAAATCTATTAAGCGACGATTCTTGGCCGAATTGGGGTCTCCGGAAATTCTTATTGCAGCAAGGTCTTGGGCGCTTATGGCACCAGGGGCGACGCGACTACTGCTTCTTACACCCATTCTTCTAGACAGACGACGGCCAGGGCCGGGGTAGTTTGACGTTCCGCTAGAGAGACGCATCTGACTATCGCCATCGTCGCCCATTTCATCCGCATCAATTAAGTCATCTATGTCTACTTCAGATTCGTAATCGTCTGGGTCATGGACAACATCATTAATATCCTTATCCACGTCGATGACTAGGTCTGGGTCAATTTCAATTTCTTTTTCTTCAGGTTTTTCTCGGTTTGGAAGGTTGTCTTCACTTATGTCGTCAAGACTCATCTGATTCAGTGCTTCATAGAACTTTGGAAGAGAGATACCGTCTTTGTCCCCAAAGGCTCCTTTGTCTAGTTCTGGAGGAATATGACCGTCCGCCACTGCTTTTTTAATTGCTGCGCGAACATCTTTTGTTGATTCATCGTGGAGGTAGTACTTAAACCCCTTCCAGCCTGGGTCAATCATCTTTTTCGCACGAGAAAAGGCTACGTGAATGAGGTTTGTTTCTTCCATAAAGGCAAGTCCTGCTTGTCCTTGTGGAATGTTTGCAGCCAATGAATCAAGAGGGTCGCCCAGGTCTTCTGCTACTGCAACAAAATCCGACTCTCGGCCTTTTGAGAGCTGAATGGTTGTAATTTCTACGTCTCCGCCAGGGCCTTGGGCTGCGTCCCTCATCGCTTGACCGATGTCATTCAGTATCTTTGTTGACTCTTCAAGATTTTCGCCTTCAATTACGAAGCCGTCAAACGCCCTGCGCTTTGCTCCACCCTTTGGTCCGCCTCTTTCAGCGTCTTGCATTATCTTGACTTTTTCGGATAAACCAAGATTTAAAATTATTTTTTCCAGGTCTCTTCTGTAGCGACCATTGCCTACCCTCTGGTTAGGGGGTATATTTTTCCCTTCGGAACCGTCAGGAAGTGTCTGTGGTCTACCCGTGTCTACACCATCACCGGTAATAATAATTTTCCCAGTTGGTTTTCCAGGATTTTTTGCGTCGCCGCCCGTTATTTCTAGCTGAGCATATACGGCCTGGCGACCGTCAGTCGAATTGCTAGGTGGAGGAATTATTACGATTCTTTCTAATTGAGAATCTTTTGCTTGAGGCGCATCTGCTGCTTTGGAAGCTTTTGATATGGCATCAATTTCTTCTGGTTCTTTTCTGAAATTCTCAAGCGTTATGCTTTTTCTTTCTGGAAGAATTGATGCAGGGATAACAATAATTTTTTCTTTGCCGGTTTTTGCATCTATTTCAATTTTTTGCTTGCCGTTGAGAAGGGTCAACATTCCTGATATGCCAAGAGCAGAACCGCCAGCGGGAGGCTTTTGCATTATGAGCTTAAAAGCGCTCCTGGCTTGCTGCCCTGCTTTTTGATTTATTACCCTATTTAGTCCACCCTGGTCAAAAATTGGTCCAATCCATCCCGAAACTTCGGGAAGACCACGCTTGTCTTTTTCTGCCTGAGGCATAAAGATGTACTCAAGGTGTTTGGTAAACTTTAAAAGTTCTTCGTGCTTGCTTAAAGGAATGACTACTTCTGGCATAATTGGCAGTCCGTTGTCGTCTTTTTTTGCATTTGGACTATCGATAACAAGTTTAATAAACTTAAGAGTTTCATTAATGATTTCCGCGTTGGTTCTGCAGAGAATCATGGTTGGAAGATTTGGAACTTCTTTATTTGCTTCCTCAACCCTGTCTACTACTTTTCCGGCTTTTGGCTCAAGGACGGAGTCTCTTAATTCTCTTAATTTTTCATCTTGCTCTTTGCGTGTTAATTTTTCTCCAGCCTTTTTACCAACCGTATGCAGGGAGAAGTTTAAACGTTTTTCTGGCGTTGAAAACTTTTCTTCCAAGTCCTTGATAAGGAACTCGCGCGTGGCATCGTCAATTTCGTCAACCGGCTCAAGTCCTTTTCTGTCTTTTTTAGGAAGCAGTGGGTCGAAGAGCCTGTGTACAACAACCTGAGCCTTGCCTTTAACGTGCTTCCACGGCAGTTGAGGGACACCCTGCTTGTCAAGGTAAAGGTTTTGCATACCTAGAACAAGGTTTGTCAGGTGTCCAACCACTTCCCCGTATCTAAAAGATTCTGTAATTGTTAATTCGTAGTCAGCGTTTAGAGACTCAAGGATATTTTTTGCGTTACGGAACGCATAAACGGCTTGTCTGTCGTCTCCAACAACAACTATTGGAAGATTGGCTCTATTGTTATCAAGTACTGTTTCAAGAATTTCATTTGAATCTTGTGCTTCGTCAACAAAAAATGCACTGAGTGGTTTTTCTTCTGTTGCCATTCTCTTAGTTAGAGTAACTTGAACGTTTTTGCCTTTACTCTTTTTTCTTGTCTTGACTATCCATGTTTCGCCTTCGAATTCATACTCATCACCAACCGCATATCTGTCTGGGAGGGTTTTTTTACGCTCTTGTGACTCGGTGTGCGTTATTAAGCCCGGGTCTGTGCGAAGGTCGGGCTCAGTGAGCATCCATAATTTTGCAACAGTGTCCCTAGGTGGGAGCATGTTGCTATCCCCATCAGAAAATTTGTCTATTGCTTCCTGCAGGGCGTCTACCCATTGGCGTGGGACAAATTGTTCACCAAAGAAGGTGTCGACAGGACTTATCTCTTTATCATGCCCACGTGGCGTATCGACTTCTTGCTGTTGCATGGGTGGCTGAGTAAACATCCATGCTGCTGCTTTTTCCTCTTTTGAAAGACTCCATCTGGTGAGGGCATTTTTAAATATATCTCCGAACTGGTCTCGAGTAACGAATGTTACCCCATCTGGAAGAATAAAACCAGGCTGGTCTTCCATTCTCGTTGTAATTTTTCCCTTAGCATCTCTAACTGGCTTGCCCTTGTCGTCAAGGATTGGAACCTCTATGGGTCTTGTTACTTGCCCCTTCCAACGTTTTTCATCGGCAAAATTTAGAAATTCTTTCCAATCGTTTCCGGTATCTAATCTTGTCCAACCAAGAGTTCTATAACCTGGCTCAAACCCATCAAAAGTCTCGAGCGTCCCATCGAACAATTCGCGGTCGAACTGTGGTTTTAATTTTTCTGGTTCATCAGGAGTTAGGGCTTCGCTGATGAATTTGGGGTTCTTGGCTCCAGGGTTATTTGCCTTTTTGTCAGTAGGAGAAATCAATGCAAATTGCATTTTTCTGCGCATCCCTGTTCCATATTTTTTATCGCCTTGTCCCAGCTTTAGTGACCAGTACCAAATCTTGTCGGTTGTCGATACTCCAGTATTTCTTGGAAACTCTAATTCTGCTTCGAATTGATTTTTCTTGTTAAACACTGCATAATAAAGGTTGTTTATTGATTTTTCTTCAGCGAGCTTTTCTACAGATTCCTTAACCTGCTCTGCGGACATACCGGAAAAATCAACGCCATACCTGTCTGAAAGGTACCTAAGTTGTTCTGGTCTACGTAGGTCACCCTCTGGCCATAGGTCGAATTCTCTTTGTAATCCCCATGCGATGCTTTTTAGTGTCGTGGTCTTACCGGTTCCAGCACCGGCAAGAATAGACAATATGCGCGGGTCTTTATTTCTAATGAGATTCATGGCGACCGCCATAATGTCTCGCTGCTCTTCGGTTGGTTCGTTTGACAAACCAAATGCAAGCCTGAGCGCTACCGTCTCATCTATAGGCTTTACTTCAGGAGCTTTAGGGTTCTTTCCCTTAATTGGGCCCCTGCCGCTAGAAAGTCTTCCAGACGGAGTAATGACGATTCCGTCTTTGGTCTTTGTTGGAAGATTTCGTGAAAGAGAACTCATCTCTCGTTCTGCAAAAGACGTTCTCCTAGCCTCTGGCGTGAAATCGTCTGGGAACTCTACGTCCAGCATGTCTTCCATTGTTCCGCTTATGCCTGGTGTTGGTTTGATTCTTGGAGAATCTTCGTATCCAGTAAGCATTGGTACTTCTAGCCAGGTGTTGTCTTTGCCTTTTCGTTCATCGTCTGGAATACCAGCAAGTCTTCGCATTGTTGATGAGCGGTCCAGCAAGTAGTCGTTTGCCTGTTGAGCAGAAAGGATGGCTCTGTGCAAAGCAAGCGGGTCCGCCGTCAGTTTCTTCAACCATCCAGCTACATAAACAAGGTGATTATCTCTGATTGTTGGCTCAAGACCCATTGCACCCATTGCGAATGCTGAACCTATCTCAGCAATCAGCTCTTCAAATGCGTACTGTTCGTCGCCAAATTCTTTACCCAAAGTTCTGTTTAGGCGTGTTGGGTGAGACGTCCAATGAACGGTTTCATGCATCGCTGTTCCATAAAAAGCCGCAGCATCGACAAATTGTTCAAAAGCAGGCATATGAATTTTGTCTGTTGATGGACGATAAAAAGCGTCTTCGCCAAATGATTCAACAAAATCAGGACCTATTTCTTTAATAACATTTTCTAAGTCTTCAAGTCTTGCTTCTTGATTTATTTCTGTTTCAATAGGGTCGTAGTATTTCTGCGCAAGTCCGGCCACCTCGGCTACGTTGTAAACAGTCTGAGCCTCGTAATAGCGCCCCTCAACGACTTCTTTTCCGTTTATGTCGGTAAATGTTCTTCCTTCTCGTGGAACAAGAATGGAAACACCCTTGCTTCTTCCGCCTGGCTTAAGTTTTCCACCAAGCTTTTTCCATTGACCTTCTCCAGCCCATCGAGGTAGTTCATACCCACGAGACATGCCAATCAAACTAAGAGTGAGTTGGTTCATGCCCTGATACACGCGACCACGCGTAGGGTTTCTTGCATAGAGCTCAGGGCGACGCCATGGAAGCTTCCAGTTCTTATCGCTATTTGGGTCGTTCATTAGGTCGGTCAAAAGTTTTACTACGTCTTTAGACATTGCTTCGTAGAATTCTTTAAGCTGTGAGGAGCCTTCTGGAAGCTGAGCTTTGTCAGGAAGTTTGCCAGAAGAGAAGCGTTCTACGCTTGTCATCGATTGACCAGCGATTGGTATGCGCTCGGGCTTTAGGCCTCTGGCCAGCTGGGTGTTTTCTCTGTTAAGAACCTGTGATGCCTTGGGCTTTTTCTTCGGCTTTTCGCGCTCCATTTCGCCTTCAGCCATCTTCTCAACGCTCGCCATGTATTTGTCAAGCTCAGCAATAGCTTGCTTTAGTCTCTTTATTTGGTCTTTGTCTGAAGCGCCATCAAGTACGCCTTGAAGCTCGTCTCGCTGTGACTCAGCAGAACCGTATTTGGCTGTAGAATCCACATCGGGGTCGTCTATACGTGGAACATCAAACAGTTTTCCGCCAGAAGAAAGTTTTATTTTGTCTTTTGCTGGCTTCCCGTCATCAACGTATGGACCCTTGTTGTATTTGGGTTTCTTTGGCTTAAGGCCGTCCTCACGAAAAATTGGTTGTACAAATTCAGACTCAGGCTTGCGTACTTGAGCGCGAGATGGTTTTGGATTACGTATTGAACCAGGACCATCTGGTGTTGGGTCTGGAGTAGCAAGTGGGACTCCACGAAGAAACAGGCCTTCGCCAACTATTCCGTTTAGGTTGGCATCACGTGCGGAAAATGGGTCAAAATCTTCCGCCCCAATTGACGTGAAGAATCTCCCAGACGAACGACCCCCACCAATGTTTGGCTTATTTGTTAAGCGACCACCAATAGCACGACCAAGTCGGTAACTAGCAGCCTTCCACTCTATGTCATTTTGATTTATAGATTTTTTTTTTAGGTTATCAACCGCTGTGTCAACGGCGTCAATCAAATCATAACTAATCCCGGACGTCATCACTATTCCGTCTACGTCTACAAAAGACTCAACGCCGTGGTAGTCAAATATTGGGTCTAAAGCCTGCTTGACCATAAAGGCAAACTTTGGCACGACAGGCAATAGGTATGCCTTCTCTTCGGGCCAATCATTTTCTGAACCGAATTCGCTCAACAACTTGAACTTGCGACGCTTTTGTCTGCGTCTTCCGACGGCCCCACGAAGAGCCGCTATAGCCAACTCTCCAGGGTACTTAACCTCAAGGTCAGAAACGTAGTCTTCTTGGCTGAACTCTTCTTCGATTTCGTATGTCTTTTTAGCGGTTGAATCACCCTTTACTACTCCGTTTGGTATAACGGCAAAACGGCACTTTCCTTCTGATTCAACTTCCATGTCAATAATCTTGCAACTATCGCCACCTTGATAAAAAACGCAATTAGCACACTTGACGCCTATGCCGGCGATTGAGTTTTCGGCAGCTGGCGTGTACCCAGCCCACACACCTTCTGAGTCTTGATTAAACTTGCCATGACGTTTTGTTATCTTAAGAAGCGCATCCCTTAGGTCTGCTTCTTCTTTGTCCAAGTTGGTCGGGTCGAATTCTTGCGTATCATCATCTTCGTACTCAACTGCTGGAAGCGCAATTATCTGAGGACCATTTTGTCCTGGTCTTACAGCGATAGGCATGGACATTGCCGGTGGACGCGTAGGACGCTGAGGCTGGTTCATTACGATTCCCGGAGACCCAACTGGCATCATTGGCATTCCAGGCATAGGCACTGACGGTCTGCGTGGCGCAACAACCGTAACTGGCTCAGGTGCTCCAAACATGTATCGTCCGCGACCTCCGCTAAAATGACACTTGTATCGGCCAACTTCACCGTTGTCCGCACGACGAGCAAAGGTTAGCTCTTCTCCGTTTACGTCCATCAAGGAAACTTTTGCACCAAGCATTAAGCCTAATTGCTTTTCAATTTCTGCACGGTTTATGGTTTCTTCTTCGTCTTCTTCCATATAAGAAACTGGACCGGAATATCCACCTTCTTCTGACTTTACGGAAATGGTGCCAGTGAGTTGGTTTGCCCCATGAAGAACTGGAGATACTTCGTATAGTTCAAGTTCGTAAATAACGTTTGCTTGCGACTTTTGGTCGAACTGGGCACGAAGCGTCTTGTAGCCAATTGACCATTCTTGTTCTTCGCCAAAGAAAGCGACCATAGCGAACGCTTCTTTACCTTTTTCAGAGTTGAGATTAAACTGAACGCGAGCAAAAAGCCCACCGATTCCTGCCATCTTCATTTTTAAAGGCAGTCTTGGGTCCGTGTTTGGTACTTCGTAAATCTCTAAAACTTTACCGATTGGGTCGTTCCAGTTGTGGCCCCAAACAACACGAGGTTTCCGGCGAGTAAGGCTTTTAGTGAATGCGCCAGTGGTAACAATGTCCCCCACCGAGTCCTTATTGCCTATCCCGGCTACGAAGCACTCAACCATCCCCTGAGCTTCATCTAGGTTGATGGAGCCACCTTTGGTCGCAAAGGATGTTCCAAGCGTAGTTGACTTATATTCGTACAGTTCAGGCAACATTCAGGAGACCCTTCGTCTTGTGTCTACTGAAAATAATAAGACATTTCAAAGTCTGTTCGGTGCAACTATGCTTATATATCCACTTTTAGTGAAATTATATAAAAATCAAACAATCGTTTAGTGAAACTAAACAGTTTGACCGAAGTTCCAAGCGGAACGAGCCTCATTTTCAGCCAGTTGATATTGACCATAAGCGAAGAAGTCGGTATACATTTCCACTAAGCCGTCTCTGAAGAACGAATATCGTCTTTCTTCGTCTGCGTATTCAAAAGATTTAATCATAAGTGAATTAATTTCTGAAAAATTCGCTTCATTTATTCTTTTAATTCTTGAAACGTGAGCATCAACCATCGCGCGAAGGTCCTTGACTGGGAGAGCTTTTACTTTTACTCCATTTTCGGACGCTTCGTTTACTCGTGACTCAAAAGAATCGCTAATAATAGAAGAAACAACCGGACGGATGTCTTCCTCTATCTGCTTATTCCATGTCTCAATTGACAAAACCGAGTCAACATCAAGAGTTCCGTGCATCAAGGCCTTTTTAGACTTCAAGCCGCTAGCTTTTTCCAGCACTACTCTTTGCTGTCTTTCTGCTACACGCTCAACGCTTCTTGCAAGAATTTCGGTCCATCTTTCGATTGACTGTTCGCTCTTGTCAATCAGTTCTTTTACTTGAATTTGATTGCTAGGAGAAGAAGCAACAGTCATTGGCTGTGGAAGCCCACCAAGCGCCTCGGTAGGAATAGTGGTTTGAGCCAATTCGCCACCTTCGGCCATTCCGGCTTCGGCCATTGCCCCCTGCATAGTGTTCGTATCCAGAGGAATAGTCTCTGCCATTGGAGGAACCGGAGTTGGCATTCCAGGTGGCATTCCAGGCATTCCAGGTGGCATCCCCGGCATTCCTGGAGGGGCCCCAGGAGCCCCAGGAATTTGAGCCTGTCCTTCTTCCATCTTCTTTTTCGTGTTTGCAATAGGAATAAGGTTTGGATTCTGAAGAAGCGAGTCAGCCAAGTCGGCATCTACTTCTTTGCGTGACGAGCCAGTTCTGTACTCGTTCGCACTAATTAGCCCAGACTGGAATTCCTGTAGTAAATACTTGTCCCGCTCTTGCTTGTAAAGCATGAGGATTGGAACTTCGGTTGTGTCAAAATCCAGATAGTACTTTTCATCAAGTTCGTCCAGCGCTCTAGATATTGGCTCTAAATGGGGAAGCATTGTCTCCATCCAGAAAACGCGAATTTCTTCTGAGGCGTTACTGAAGGTTCTGCCTGAGGCGTTACCAATAACAGACTCCGGAACGCCAAAAGCAGAAAGTATTTCTTCTTTAGTTATCTGCCGCATCTGGACGTAAGCAGCATCACGTGGGTTTGCAGAAGTATCGACAAAGTCGACTCCGTCGTCTGCTGCGATAACCGTAGTGTGTCCAGCCCTTGCTAGGTTTCCTCTAAATCTGTTACGAAGTTCTTCTTTGTCGTCTTCGTCAATTTCACCTCTGACAACCAACAGTCCACCCGGACGTCCGTCATTAAGAAGGTAGTTTCTGTTGTAAATCTTGGCAAGGTTTTCGATTTCTATGGCCACGCCTGCTGCCTCAAGAGGCGTAAGCGATAGGTAAGGGTCAATGGGGTGAGGGCGTCTAACCCAGCAGACATCTTCTGGCTTGAGTATTATTTTCTCGCCATAAGGCATTTGCACTTCGTAGCCAGAAACAAACGTTTTAGGGTCTGGTATCGGTGCTGTTGACTGAGGTGGAAGAAGGTTGAGCCCAATGATTCCACCATCACGTCCACGTATCTTTTCTATAAAAGCTCCACGAGTACCCAGCATGAGCTGAGCAGAAAGCCTGTACCTAAAAATAAAAGAGTTTTCTCCGACATTGGCTTTATTATTTAAAATCTCCAGCAGGGGGTTGCGATTTGCTTCACGTCCCTTAACTATTTCGCCGTGCTTTGAATTGTCTTTTCTTAAAATCATCGGCAAGCGCGCTTGGTTTCCCGAGATTGCGTCAATACACCTATTAACCCAGGTGATTTTAGACATGCCTTCGCGATAGGCGCGCTCTATGTCCCAAGAGTCACGATAGGCCTTCCCAGCAAGGGATGGGTTTAAGGATATGGGGGCTCCGTATCCTAGATTTTTGCTTGATTGTGAGCCCAAGCCTTTGTTTTGAGGCGAATTCCAGCCCATCTATTACCTACTCAAGTCCCAAAAGAAAGCCGAAAATTCCACAGCCGACACCGGCAACCACCCAACCGGCAGGCATGAATATCATTCCTGCTCCAATACTAGTAAACAGTATAAAGCAAAACATCAGTACATTTGCGGACCTTGGTCGATTGACTTGTCTAGCGGTGAATAGAAATGGCGCTTTAATAATTCTTACAAAGTCAGAGCCTTTTGTTTTTACTCTTTTTATTAGCTTGGCTCTTCTAGTCTTTGTGTTCGATGACGCTGGGGGCATGTAACATACAGTAGCGCACAAATTGCCCCCAAATGCACTAAGGGCTTGAATTGATTGGTCAATATATATCTCATGGCTACAAAATCTAACTGGGATGAAGTACTTGAATACTTGAGCCCAAAGCTGCCACCATTCTGTCCAGAAGAACCCTCTATTAACCAAAAAGTATTTTTAAGAACTAATTCTATAGAGGCATTATTTGGAGGTGCGGCCGGAGGAGGAAAGTCCTCAGCCCTTCTGATGGCAGCACTTCAGTACGTAGACGTTCCTGGTTATTCGGCCCTTCTCTGTCGTAGAACCTTTGCCGACCTTTCCCTGCCTGGAGCCTTGATGGACAGATTCAGGGCGTGGATGAGTAACTACGACGACGTGCACTGGAATAACAATACTTTCGTTGCCACCTTCCCCTCTGGGGCTCGTATCTCTTTTGGCTATCTAAATAACGTAAATGACTACCTGCGATACAAGGGTTCGGAATTTCAGTTCATAGGAATGGACGAAGTTACCGAAATCAGAGAATCTGACTATAGATACCTCTTCTCTCGTCTTCGTCGACCTGCCAGCGGCCCAGTATCTCAGGTTCCACTAAGAATGAGGGCTGCATCCAACCCCGCCCCCAACTGGGTCCGACAGAGGTTTATCGTGGAAGGAAAAGAGACCGGCCGCGTCTTCGTGCCATCTACGCTTAAGGACAACCCTGGAATTGACGCCGTTTCGTACCGTCAGGCCCTTTCGGAGCTTGACCCCGTTGAAAGACGACGCCTAGAAGAAGGAGACTGGTGGTCAACGACCCTCGGTAGCCTTTTTCAGCGCGAGGCCTTTCTTGTCATTGACCCAGAAGAGATACCCGTCATAACGAACTCAGCAAGGGTGGTTCGGTTTTGGGACCTTGCCGCGACAGAGCCACATGCTGGATACCCAGACCCCGACTGGACCGTAGGAACCCTCATGATGTTTGATGGCGGTGTTGCCTATGTTCTTGACGTAAAAAAGGCCAGAGTCAGGGGTGAAAAGGTGGAACAACTCATCGCTAAAACGGCGGAAGAGGATGGTTTTGGTGTTTCCATCAGGATGGAGCAAGAGCCCGGCTCGTCAGGTAAAGCACTGGTTGACCAGTATGCTAGATACGTCATTCCTGGATACGATTTTGGCGCAATGCGCCCAACAG